TCTTCAGCGCCTCCATCTCAAACCCGGCAAAGCATCGCCGGATGTCAGGATGGTCGTTCAGGCTGATGATGGCCTTGCCCTTGATGCTGCGAAGCTTCTGCGCCATCACCTCATACTGTTCCCACGGGAACGCCACCCCGTAGCCCTCCGTCTCCCAATACGGCGGATCCAGATAGAACAGGGTATGAGCCCGGTCATATCGGTCCATGCACGCTGCCCAGTCCAGGTTCTCGACGTAGACACCGCTGGCCAGGCGCAAGTGAGCTGCGCTCAGGTTCTCTTCGATGCGCAGCAGATTGATGGAAGGGGCCGTGGTGGCCGTGCCCCAGGTCTGACCGGCCACCCGCCCACCGAAGGATTGCTGCTGCAGGTAGAAGAACCTGGCAGCCCTCTGCACATCGGTGAGGGTCTCGGGCCGGGTCTCCTGCATCCAGCGGAAGATCTGCCGGCTGCTAAGCGCCCATTTGAACTGCCTGACGAACTCCTCCAGGTGGTGGGTCACCACCCGGTACAAGTTGACCAGGTCGCCATTCACGTCGTTGAGAACCTCTACCTCGGCGGGATGCCTGGTGAAGAAGACAGCAGCGCCGCCTGCAAACACCTCGACATAACAGGTGTGGGATGGAAAGCGGCTGAGCAGCAGCTCAGCCAGGCGACGCTTGCCGCCGATCCAGGGGATGATGGGTGCCAAAACGGGCTCCAGTTGGTTTTGGCGCTCCCTGGCGCTCTGGGGTGGGGCTCTGGGCCCTCAGCGAATTCATGGCCCCACAGCGGGGGCATTTGATGACCAAGCGGGTGTATTCCCCCTCGCCCAGCTTGCGACTGCATGCGCCGCATCTAATTTCTTCCATAGCAAGCCTGTTTCCTGTTGTGAAAACTCTGATAGGCTCGACGCGCTCTCGCGAGAGTGGCGGGTCTTGCCGGCTTGCAGGCGTGTTCTGCAGGTTGGGGCTTCTGGCGGTGTTGACGCACCGACAGGGGTCGCCCGTCTTTTTTCTATTCCGTCAATCGATCTGCAAGGCCTCGCAGAACGCGGTGCAGTCCTCCAGCGAGGGTGACACCAGGCCCGGCCAGCGCGCCGCATAGTCAGCCTGGCAGGCTGCAAACAGCAGCTCTGGGTCGGCCAGCATCGCCAGGGCCTGAGCTTTGAACTCGGGGGTGCAGGCCGTCGTGGTGGTCAGCGTAGCCTGGTCCAGCACCGGGGCGCCGTCCTCGGCATAGCCAGTGACTGGGTGTCGGAACGAATCGGCCCCGCCGGTGTCGGGGTCCATGGCACGGCCGATGGCCGAGGCCTGCACGGCCAGGCTGGCGGCCACTGTGAGCGTGAGCGTTTCGGAGTAGGTCATCAGAAAATCACTCCTGTGGGGCCAGTGAGGGCGCCGACCATGCGCTCGATGGCGAGCAGGTCGGCGTCTGTCACAGACCCCTTAATAGCGATAGACGCATAAGAGAGACCTACATGCCCACTATTAAAAGCCCCTGTCGTGTAGCGGTTCCCAATGGATACGTAGGTCGCAACCGATGCCCCAAGGGTCGTGGTGGTGTCCAGTGCGGTCTGAACCCCGTTCACTCGAACAGATCGGCTCACCCCAAGCCTCCGGGCGCTAATTACGACAGGAATACCTATGCTGGCAGTTGGCCCATACAGGGTGATCTGCGCTGCAGAGTCATCTTTCCATACTGCACGGGGCAGACTTGTGAGGCCCGCAAAGCTGACTTCGATAAACCCCTGTCCTGCGTTACCGACACAAAGCGGGACTTTAGAAGGGGCGCCGGTATCGAAATTAGTGGCCCCCACGATCAGTACGTGGTCATCAGATGGCTGAAAAGGAGCCGTCCCGTAGATTTGTTGGGCTGACCCTTCCTGCCACCCCCAATTTCCCGCCGAGCTGGATGCCGCTGCCGTCGTTGTCAGCGGGATGCCGCCGCACTGGAGGATCTGCTGGGCTGTAAGGGTGCCGGTGAACTGGCCTGTATTAGCCACCGCCATCGTTACCGCAGTACCGCCCTGGTTGTTCAGGACCAGCGGCGGGTTGGCTGTTGGCGTGACAAACGACCAGGCATACAGGTAATACCCGTTCCCCATGGGCGCCAACGAACTCTGTGTGATGCTGGCGGCAGCGGATGCAATCACGTTCGCCTGGGGGTTGACCGTGATGTACGTGGTGCTGTAGTCAGCCCCCAGACAGAACGCCGTTGAGGCTCCCGCAAGCAACTTCACAACAGCACATTGAGTCACCGGGACGCCGGCCACAGCGTTGGGATTTGCGTAGCCGTACACACCAGAGCCGCTGATGGCCGTGCAGGCCAATGACGACGCATTTTGGGTCACGCCGTCCAGGCCGACAATGGCCGAATTTGTTGGCACCCCGCTATTGTTGACGCTCCACCCAGTAGCCAATGCGTTGCTGTTCAGGATGGTATTCGTCACCCCTCGGCGCAACGTCGGCTTGTTGGCTGTGGTGGCCTGGGAGGCGGGGATGCCAAGCACCTGGCGAACCGAATAATTGCTGATCGAGCCTACTGCGCCGTTGGAGTACATCGTAGGCGCCGCGGTTGTGGTCGCAGTGATGAAAGTCGAGTACGAGCCGCTTGCCGGGCCGTTAATGACAGGTAGCGCCACCCCACCGATGCTCGCCTGTGCAGCCCCGCTGGTGACGTTGTACGTGTATGACACCTGGTAGACGCTACCGACCGTGGCGGCAGGCCCTGTGATCGGTGTATATCCAACGGCCCCAGTCATGACAGCACTGGTTACCGTAGCCAAGTTTGGCCCCAGCGCCCCTTGCCCGCTGAGCTGGTCCAGCACCAGGCCAATGGGGTTGTCCACCGACGCTGACGTGGTGCCGGCGCTATCGAGGTAGTTGGCCGCCTGGACACCATTCAGCCAGCCTGTGCCGGCAGTCCAGAAATGGACGTTGGTGCCGTATTTGCGCAGGCTGGCCAGGCCCCTCTGCACAGCAGGGATTCCCTTCTTCGACCGAATGCGCATGGCGATCGCGCCCATCAGCAGTACCCCACCAGGCCAGTCGCTGTAGTGCCGTTGGCGAGGATTCGGGCCACGAAAAACGGCCCCAGCTCCTCACCCGAGTAGCAGTTCTGAAACGTCACGGTGGTCCCTTGCGAGGTGACCAATTTCACATCGCCGCCCACGCCCACACGGATCTTGCGGACCACGGTGACCAGGTCGTTGTTGTCATCGGGCACGATGGCCACCAGGTCGAGTGCCGGGGCAGTCGCGTCCTGGGCGAAGTCGATAAATGGGTTCTTTGCTGGCATGAAGTTCTCCTAAGAATGGGTCAAACGCCGGCAGACCGGTCGCAATGGCCAGGGTCGACTCGGTCGAGCAGACGGCACAACAGGCAGCCCCAGCGTCGGCCCTCAGTGCGGGCTCGGGCGGCCCGGCTGGAGACGGTCTCGTCCTCGCTGCCGTTCGCTGCAGCGTTGAACAGCTGATCCCAGCTGATTGCCAGGCGCCACCCCTCGCTGGGGTTGGCCAGGGTGCACCACAGATACCGCAGCCAGGCCCAGAGGTTGGCAGCGAGGATCAGGGGCACCAGCACGAGGAGGGCTGCACGCTTCATGGCAGCTCCTCGAGGCGGATGGCGCCACCCAGAATGCCCTCGGCGTCGACCTCATGGCCGGCCTGGACGAGCAGCTGCAGAGCCTGCACCAGGTCGGGCCGGTCCAGGTCGATGTAGCGCCTGGCGCTGCAGTCACGCACCAGGGCCTGCACCATGGGGCTGGTGTCGGCCAGGATCGCCCATTTCTCGGCGCCGAAGCGATCGAAAAACGCCCCGACCGAAATATGACGAGGAGACGCTGTCAGCGCAGGCAGGGCATGAGGTGCAGGGCTCAGTTCGTGCGCCTGCCACTCGTACCCAGTGAAGTTCCAGGCACACCCCTGGGGCAGAGGTGCGTCAGGTGGCGCAATGGTGGTTTCGCGGCCTTCGATGGGCTCAGCGGAAAGCCAGCCGCCATTGTCGAAATAGAACTTTTGCATTTACTTGGCCCTGATGAAATATCGATCGGTGTCGAACGCACGAGGCGAGGCCGGTGTGCGGAACTTCGCTGTGTCGAAATCGAGCGTGTAGATGTTGGAGCCATAGGGGAAAACGATGCGGTTATTGGCCACACACCCACCCCATTGCCACCATCCCGACGACGCGCCGGGCATGCTCGCCCAGGCACCGCCGTACTCGTTTCGGAATGATCCCGCGCTACTGAAAAGCAGCCCGCCATATCCAAAGAACGCCCCCTGCAGAGTGCTGTCGACGATCCAGGTCAGGCCGTTGTTGGAGCTGCGCGCGCCGGCGCCGCTGTACAGGACGTTGCCCGCCATGAAGTACTTGTAGGCTGTCGTCAGCCCCACCGATGGCGCGTAGGTCGACCATGTGATGCCATCGGTGGAAACGTAGTTCAAACCCGCGTTGTCGGTGGTGATCCAGAACTTCCCGGCCGCGAACGACAAGCCATAGGTGTAGTAAGCATTGGAGGGCAGATTGGTGCGCGTCGTCCACGTGATGCCATCTGGGGACGTGTAATAGGTGGCACCCACAACGCTGTTGACCACGGCGACAAACATGCCGTTCCCATAGGCCAAGTGCGAATAGTTGTTGAGCGACCCCACACCCGAACGAGCAGTCCATGTGATGCCATCGGGCGAGGTCTGGATGCTGCCAGTTGACGCCCAAGCAACAAATAGCCCCGCTGCAAAAATGACACCGTTCCAGTACTGGGCAGAAGCCATCGCTCGGGTGGTCCAGGTCGCGCCGTCTACTGAGGTGGAGCAACTGGCCGACTGGACCGAGCCGCCGTTGGCCACCGCGACGAAGGTGCCATTGCCGTAAGCCACGCATCCCCAGGACTGGCTCAAGACGGTGCGTGCGACGGACGTGTTGGTGCCGAAAGTGCCGAGGTTGGTCTTGTCCAGCAGGGGATAGTTAGCGACAAGCTGGTCGCTGCCGTCGCACGGCAAAAAGCTGGCATCAGAGGCAAACTGCCCTTGGACGATGGCGCCGATGGGAACGCTGGTCCCCAGCAAACTAGAGATGCTCGCAGGCATTTACATGACCCTCCATTGGCTGAGCCCAGAAAAATATTTGAACGTGATGGGTTGCCGGATCGCGTCCAGCGTCACCCCGTCCGCCACGACGGTGGCGCTGACCGCAATCGGGGCTCCGTTGCAGTAAATGATGTTGTCGGTGCGGCCATTGGCCACCAGCACCACACACACGTCCCCATTGCTCGGAGTGGCGGGGAGGTACTTGGAGCACTGGCCGGCGTACTGAATCACGTTGATGGTGTTGAGCCCGCCGTTGGCTGCGCCGTACATGCTGCCGCCCGTGTCGGCCACGTAGGCGATCGGCAGCGACATCAAGCCCAGGGAGTACCAGTTTGTGGGATCGCTGATCGGGTCGACCGTGCTGTTGGCCAGCGCAGCCCGGGTTCGGTAGAGCTGGCCGTTGGCGGGCGACCAGGCGCACACGCCCGAGGCGTACGCACCGGCCACCCATTTGGTGGCCCCCAGGGCCGCCTGGGCTGCCGCCAAGGTGTTGGCGGCAGCCACGGCTGAGCCTTGGGCTGCAACGGCTTGCGCTGCCGCGACGGCTGCCTGCGCGGCAGCCACCACGGCCTGGTCATATGCCGCCGTGGCATTGGCCAACACGTTGTTGGCCAGCACGATGGCCTCGGGGAATTTGTAGGCCTTTTCCCAGAGCGTCCAGGCCTGGGATTGCGTCGCAAAATTCGTTCTATCCCCGCGCACCGGCAGGGTGGGCGGCGCAGTCATAGCGGGCACCGCCACGGGGGTCGTTGGTGTTGGCATCAGATGAGTCCTTGCACAGTGATCGGAAGCGACGCTTCCTTGGCGTTCTTGGGTTTGACCTTCCCGGCGCCCAGGCCGTAGGTCCAGAGGTAGCGGTATTGGGGATAACGACTGGGCACGTACAGGCACGGCTGGCCCTGCACTTCAACCATCGTGTCCTTGACGCGGTTGGCCTCGCTGGCATCGAGCAGCACCTCGGCGCTCAGGTCCTGGGCCACCTTGCCCTTTTGGATGGTGTTTTTGCCAGTGGTCTTGTCGATGTCGACATAGGAGTAATCAACGAGCTGGCACTCTGCGTCGAACTGGGTGTCGCCGAGCCAGCGCAGGTCGCCCACCACACACATGGCACAGCCCACCGTGCCCGAGCCGGTCAGGGTGATGGTGATCTCCATGTCCAGATAGGGCTCGATGTCGGCGACCAGCACTGCGGTGCGTGGTTTGAACGGCATGAACCAGTACTCCCACCAGTCCGATGGAGCGCTTTCCTCCAGGGTGTCTGTATAGGTGCTGATCACGTTGCCGCCCGGGGCATCGCGCGTGATGACAGTGAGCCCCTCGCCACCAGTAATCCCCACCAGGGCCACCGCATTGGCGTTGCCTGGCTTGATCACCCAACTGAGGACGTTCGTCGCTGTCGTGGTGGTGGCCACCTCTTTGTCAAACATCGCCCAACGATTTGTGGGCCGCAGATCCTGCCAGTTGGCTGCATCGGATTCGGGAGGCGTGGTGCTGGAGCCTGCCGTATAGCGCCGGTACACCCTGTGGGTGCCGGGGCGGTGGCACAGTGCGTCGGCCGCATAGGTGCCTGCCACCCAGGCGGCCGTCGGGTCTTCGGACACGTTGATCGATGTGACCATCGCGTCGGTGATCGTGATGGGAACGAGGATTTCCATGTCAGGCAACAACCTTGGTCATGAAGAAAGGCCCACGCTGCACCGAGCTCAGGATGTCGGCCACCTTGGACACGGAGCCGCTGGAGCGCTCCAGCAGCGCAGCGATGATCTGCAGCACGCCCAGCAGCTCGGCATTGGTGGCGTCCGAACGGTTGTAGGCGGCCGGCACGATGCGCTCGCCCTGGTGGATCTGGGCGAGCATGTCGTTTGAGACGTAGTCGGTGCCCACCGCGAACGACTTGACGGGCGAGCCGCCGACAACGAACAGCGAGGAGGCGCCAGTGCTGCCCGAACTACCGGATGTGCCGCTCGAGGAGGAGCCACTGGTGCCCGATCCGGAACCACCACCCCCCACCACAAACTGGTCAGAAGCACCTGTGCTTCCAGAGGCCGTTGCCGGCTTGGTGGCCACCGCAGTGGCGTCGGCACTTTCCTTGAGCACGGCAGCCGCCAGTTTGGCTACCGCCTCAGACACCGACAGCGTGGCCGTGACATTCCCGCGCAGGGCGTCCAGGGCTGCCTTTTGGGTGTCCAGCAGTGTGTCGAGCCTGGCGATCTCGGTTTGGGTGGCCTGCAGCTGCTCTTCAGCGGTCGTGAGCTGGGTGCCTGTCACACCCTTGAGCGCATTGAGCTGGGCAGCGAGCACCATGCGGTCCCGCTCCATGTCCTCGGGAGTGGCGTAGTTGCCCCGCGTGATGGAGGCACGAACCGCCGCGATGGCCGCCGTGAGCGCTTCCTGGTCGGGCAGTGCACCACCGTTTTGCGCTGCAGCGACTGCGTCGGCGATGAACTGTTTGCCCTGCGCTGCTGACTGGGCCGCCGTGGACGCGTTCTCAGCGTACAGCTCGGACACAGCGCTGCCCAGCGCATCAAACAGGCTCTTGAGCTTGCTGATGGTGGCCTGGACGGTCTGCTCAGTGGCCTGCAGGGCGGTCTTTTGCGCGCTCACGCTGTTTTGCAGCGCCTGGTAGGCCGCATCGGTCGCGGATTTGTTGGCAGCCTTCAAAGCCGCTGCGGCATCTGCTGCGGCCTTGGCCTTTTCCTCTGCAGCCGCTTTCTCGGCTGCAGCCTGGTCGGCAGTCGCTTTGGCGGCGGCCTCGGCCGACGGCGTCACGCTCGCAAATGCGTCTTGAACGGCTATCAAGGCCGCCCATGCTTTACGGCCGCTCTCGGTTTCCTTGTCCTGGGCCTCCACCAAGGCCTTGAATGCCTCACGGGTTGCAGGCAGGGACAGGCCCACGTCGGCCAGGCTCGCCGAGATGTTCTTGCGCACTTGGTCCTGGCGCTCGGTCTCCGAGTAGTAGTTCTGCTGGTAGCTCGACAGATTGCTGGAGAGCTTGTCGATGCCGCCCGACAACTCCACCAGGCCGGCCGCTGCGTCGAAAGACAGTCCCTTCAATGACTCGAAGGGCATGCTGTCGACGATCTGGTTGAACTGCTTGACGGCCGTAATCTGAGAGCCAATGGCCGCAATCACGGTGTCCACCTCAGTGCTGGACATCTCCTCGACGTTCTGGTCCTTGAGCAGCTTGCCCACCACCTTGGGCAGCTCGTCCATGTCGGCCTGCAAGGCCTGCAGGTACGACTGCTTGAGGTCCAACGTGAAGTTGGCCATGGCCTCTTGACTGTTCGGGCTGTTGGTCGACCACTTCTCGTAGAGCGTTCCGCTGTAGTTGTCGCCTTTGCCGGTCTCGCCGAACGTCTTCCCATTTGACAGCGCGCCACCCGCGAACACGCCGCCGCGGCCGTTGCCCGAGGTTTCGAGACCAGCCCAGTAGCCACTGGTGGTGGCCTTTGAGCCCAACGCCTTGAGGGTGTCGTTGATGCTGGTGGCCGTGGCCGTCACTGCATCTTTGACCGCCTTCTCTTGCTTGCCCATCCCATCGGCTTCGATGAGGTACGCCTGGCCATTGGTGACCGCCGTGCGGGTGCCGTCCGAGTTCAAGCTGTTGTCGCGGTTGTACTGCTGGCCGACGTATTGGTAAGACTCGCCTCTGCGGTTGTTCTTGACCTCGCCGTCGTAGGCGACCGAGTACTGCCCGCCCGTGCGGGTTTCGCCTCCGTCGAGGCTGCTCAAAACCTGGTAGGCCAGCAATGCAGCAGCCACATAGGGTGCGTAAGCGCCAATGGTGGCGGCCATGCTGCCCGAGCCGGTGGCAGCGTAGGCCACACCGTTGGCAGCAGCAGTGCTGGCTTGCGCGGCCGTGCCGGTCATGCCAATCCAGCTCTGTGCCGTGGCCAGGGCTGAGTTGGTGGCCGTCGTCAGAGCTGTGGCAGCTGTGCCCAGCGAGCTCGCGACGGAGCCAAGGATGCCACTGCTGCCGTTGCCTCCCAGCAGGGAGCCCAGGATGTTCCCGCCACCACTAAACAGGCTGGTGATTTGAGCCGTGATGTTGACGACCCACTTTTTGATCGTCAACTGATAGATCAAGTCCAAAACGGCCGACTGGACGGTCTGGCCAACCTTCTTGAAGGCCCCCACGCCGCCCTGCGTCACGTTGCTCCAGACACTGGCCGCAGTCCGGTCCACCGAGTTGATGATGTCCGTGGTGGCGTTCATGTCGGCCTTGGCCGCCGCCGTGGTCTTGGCCACCTCGGCCGACGCATTGGCCGCGTCAATCAGCTCCTGCTTGCGAGAGTCCGTCGCACCAGACCGTTCGATTTCCGCCAGGCGCTTGGCCAGGTCGAGCTCCACCTTGCGGATGGCCACCACTTTCTCGCGCTCACGGCCGGTGAGGCCCAGGATTCCGACCTCATCCTGGTACAGCTGCGCTTCTTCGGCCACCTGGCGGGTGTATTCCTGCTGCTTCTCAGACAGCGTCTTGTACTCAGCCTCACGGGTGGCGGCCACCTTGCGGCGCTGCTCCTCGAGCTCGCGTTCTTTCTCGGCGATGTAGTCGGCGCGGTAGGAGTCCGGGTTTTGGTCGATCTCAGCGAGCTTGGCCTCGATGACGGCTTGGCGGTATTCCTCGACGGCGACTCGGCCTTGGTGCCACATCGAGTTCCTGGCTTCGAGCTCGTCGGCCTGGGTCCCGATCTGATCAGCGCTTTTGCGGGTGGCGTCCACCATCTGGTCGTATGCTGCCACCGACTTGGCCAGGGCCTTGGCCTGGTCGTCGTAGATCTTCTGCTGCTCTTTCACGGCGGGCTGATCTGCCAAGAGCTTGGCCTGAGCCGCCTGGAGGTGCTCCAGGTTCATGCCGCCCGATTTGTAGATCGCACTCAGGCGATTCCACTGCTCGGTGAAGTCTCCCTTGAGCCCGCCCAGTTCGTTGATCAGCCGAGCTTGTTTCTCCAGCTCATTGTTGGCTTTGGCCGTCGACTTGTATTGCTCTCGGATCGCAGCCTCGCCCCTGGAGATGGCATCGGCACTGACCAAGGCGCTGTCGGGGTTGGCGGCCTTGATCTTTTCGATCTGCTCGCGGTACAAGTCCAGCGCCTTGTTCATTTGCGCTTGCTTGCTCAGACCCTTGTCTTGGGTCTTGGTGACCGCATCCATCACCGCATTGGCATCATCCTGCGCACGGCGGTAGGCGCCCTCGGTCTCGGCGTTCTTCTTGACCTGAGCGTCGACCTGCTGCAGGTAGGCCAGCTTGGCCTCCGCTGTGGCCTTCAGTCGAGCGACTGTCCCTTGCTCATCTATCGAACCCAGGATGGCATCCCCAAGATTTGCGTTCTTCAGGGGAGTCGGACCAGACAGGTCGGCGAGCTGTTGCTTGAGCGCTGCAATACGGGCACTGGTGGTGTCTGAGCCACCTCCGCGCAATGCGTCCCACATGGTTCTGGCCTTCTTGGTCCAGAACTCCAGGGCGGTATCCAGCGGTCCCAGATTGGCTTTGTAGGCCGCGACAACTGGTGCCACGGAGTCGGCATAGGCCTGCTGTGCCAGGCGGGCCGCATCGGTCTTTTGGCCCATTTCCTCCAAGGATTTGATCTGCTCCATCTGAGCAGCGGTCAGATAGTGTGTTTCCTTGGTCAGCGCGGCCGAGGCCTTGGCCGGTTCATCGGCCAGCTTGGCAAACACCTTGACCGTGTCGCCCACCGACTGGTCGACGTACTTGCTCATGTCCAGCGCCGTCTGGGTGAACGCACTCAGGTCTTGCCGAGCCACGTCGCCACTGCGAGCCAATGCCGCAATAGCTTCTGCCGCTGGCGTGCGAGAGAACCCCGCCCCGGCCAACACTGTGGCCATGTCGCTGAGCTCGCCGGTCGTCATCCCAATGACGTTGTTGGTGCGACTCAACGCCAGGTCGAACGCCTGAACCTCCTCGCGGTTCTGTTTCCAGGCCAGATAGCCAGCGCCACCGACCAACGCCAGTGCAGCCACAGTCGCTGTTACCGGCGTGACCAGGCCAAGGGCATAGGTGCCGAGGGCTTTGACGGCAGCCCCTGTACCTCCGAACATGTCCTTGAGCTGTCCACCCTGCTGCAATAAGACCGTCATGGGTGCCTGGCCTGACTGCAGCCCGACGACCATGTCGGTTACCTGGGCCGGAACCTGGCGCATGGCTGCCGCCGTCTGGGCCGCAGAGACGCCCACGTGATCCATCCCCTTGCGCGCCGCTTCGAGTTGCTGCAGGTAAGGCTGGAGCGCCTCAGCACTGACTCCACGCTGCTGGGCAAGTGCCTGGTAGAACTTGACCGAGCCGCGCTCACCAGCGTCCAGTGCAGCTACCGTGCGCTGAATATCGTTGATGAGGCTCTTGGTGGCCTGGTCAGACGTGGCCGCCGCGTCGGTGGCGGTCTTGCCCATCGCCTGGAATTCGCGTGACGCCTCTTGGACCCCGCTCTTGAGCGAGGCCGAGTCCAAAGAGAACTTGACGCCGACGTTGATGGGGTTGGCCATGGGGAATGAGGTCTCAGAAATTCAGTTCAGGGATCGGGGATCAGCGCCCCCGATTGATGACCGCCAGGGCCTCGTCTTCGAGCACCTGCAGCTGCCAGAACGCCTCTTTGGCTTTCTTGCCCTTGAGGCCCAGCATTCGCATGGCACTTTCCAGGGCCGGGTAGTCGAGCCCCTGGTACTGGATGCCGCCCATGCCGACCAGGATTCGCCACTGTGTCCGGCAGGAGAGAAAGACTTCCCAGGCTGCCCAGTGCTCGGGCCAGAGTTCGAAGTCGTCTTCCCTGTCCTTTTGCAGTTCAGGCGGCACCAGCTGGTCGGCGTCGATGCCGAGCGCTGCGCACTGATCGCGCAGCTCAGGGCTTACGACGTGGCGGTCGGCGCCGTCGGCTCGGAGGTGGTGGCGGACGGCGCCTCGGAGTTTTTTGCCGCTTCGCCCTTGCCGTTGAGCGCGTCAAAGTAGGCGCGCACAAATTGAGCTTGTAAGCCAGCCCATTCCTCAAAGACCTCGGCGCGGACGGCCGGCGTGTAGGTAATGAGGTCGCCCGTTGCGCTCTTGAGCTCCCAGTCCAGCAGCACCAGGTCGAGCAGTTCGACGTCATTGATGGAGCCGGCCGTGAGACGTTCGGCCAGGCTCTTTTGCTCACTGGACTTGAGCCGCTTGAAGCGAGCCTTGAATTTGATGGTCTCGGTCTTGCCGAAGTCCCCGATCAGATCGAGGTGGCCATTGGCCCAGAAAGCGATGCTTGCAAGCACGACGGACATGGTGGATTCCTAAAGGTGAGAGTTTTGTTGGTGAAGGTTTTGTTGGGTAGCCGGCGATCAGCGGACCACGATGGACCACTCGTCGTTGCCATTGGCGCCCGTGCAGAACACCACCGGAACGTTGAGCATTTGGATGCCGTCGCTGTCGGAGTAGCTCGGCTTTTGCGGCTGAGCCAGCGGGCCATTGATCTCGACGATGTTGCCGGCCGTCTTGCCGTGGGTGAGCTGCAGCGGCCCCTTGGTGTTGGCCAGCACAGTGCCAACCCAGTCTTTGACGCCGATGTCGTGGTTCTCGAACACCACCTGGCCAACGCTCTCGCGGTCGGTGATTTCCACCGAGTCGATGGTCATCAAGTCGCGCTTGACCACTTTGTTGCCGATGTCCCAGCTGAAGCTGCTGGCGGCCAGGCTGACGGTGTGGAGGCTCAACGTGGTGTTGGCCTTGTTGACCGGCACCGGATCCTTGAACGCGGTGTAGACCGGGGTCGGCAAGACGACAGCAGCCAGCGGATTAAACAGGCCCGTGAACTCGAACTGCAGCTTCGGGATGCCCTTGGCATCGGTGGTGATCTTCACCGTGCCCTGCGCACCGGTCAGCACATGGTTGGTGCCGTCGATGTTGCAATACAGGGTCAGAGACTCGATGTTGTTGGTGACCGGTGCGAAGGTCACCGAGACACCCGCCGAGACAGTGACCGAACAGCCGCAGGCGCGCATCAGAGGTTCCCAGGCGGGCTTGGTGCCGGCAGTGCCAGAACCGGCCAACTCAACGCTGAAAGAGAGTTTGGAGTACTGCGACGCTTGCACCGAGCCCTCGCTGCCAAACCAGGGCTTCACGTTGTTGCGAGTGGCCGTCTCCCCTTCGAGCGGGGTCACTTGTGGTTCGCTCACCAAGATGGCGTTGGCAGCACCTGTGGGCACAGGGTCAGTGCCTTTGACGGTTTCGATCTTGGCCAGCACGGCCAGCTTCATGATTTTCTTGCCCACGGCAGTCCTTTCAGCGGGTTGGGTTCACGCCATCAGGCGCGGGTCGGGTCGATCACTTCGGTGCGCGACACCAGGCGGCGCACGCCGTCGACGATTTCGTACTCACCGCCCTGACCGTGGAAGTCGTCCACGGCCGGGCTGGCCAGTGCAGCAGGCGCAGGTGCAGGGGCCGTAGCCGTCGAGATCTGCGCGGTCGGTGCGACAGGCGCGGAGGTGGTGCCGGTGTCCAGCTCGGTGCTGGTCTGGGCCTGGTCATCAGTCTTCTTGGTAGCCATCAGTTGCTCCGGAAATAGGTTTTGAGTTCAAACGAGTCGCCCCACCACAGACGGCCTTCACCGTCCAGGCGCACCAGCTGCCCGCCAGTCGCATACACAGGCTCCCCCGTGACCGCGTCAGGCACCCAGCCCACCAGTGCCAAGCGCACGGCCTGGCGCAGCGAGGCCAAATCAGCCAGAGCCGCAGAACCCGCAGCGTCGCGGCGGTTGGACACCACCACGATCACGCCCCAGTTCTGCGCGAAGGTTTGACGCACCAGGCCTGTGGCCATGGCCGTCACGGCGGCTTTTTCAGCCTGTGGCATCACAAACACGGCTGGCACGCTGACCGAGCCGTTGAACGCGGTGTCCAGGTCAGCAGCACCACCGAGTTGGCGGATGCCGCTGAGCTGGCCCTTGAGGCGGTCGATCACAAACTGCAGGTCCATGACGCGCTCCTCAGTAGCCAGCGAGCTGTTCGGGGCCGAACTGGCGAGGCTGGCTACGCGACAGCACCGGGATCTCGGCGGTGTTGGGTGCAACCACCACGGACGCGGCCCCCACCAACTGCACCTCTCCCGTCGCCAGGCGCTTGAGCAGCGCCACGGCGTCGGTGTAACGCTTGCTCACCGTGTCGGGCAGGCCGTCGTCGTAGAGGTGGTACCGGGCGATGTCGGCCGCCAGGCGCACCAGCAGGGCCGGAGGCGTAGCGATCGGCAACTGGTAGCGGGCTGCCAGGTAGCCGTCGATCTCCGCATCAGCATCCGCCAACGCACGGCCCAGCACCACCGCGTCGATGGTGTTTCCACCGGTACGGTTGGTGCGCTGGATCAGCTCGGTGTCACCGAACCGATCCACCAGGTCAGATTGCGTGGCGTAGGTCATGCTCAGGCCTCTTTGGGTGCTGCGTCAGCAGCGCGCACCAGGCCGCGCTCGACCAGGTCGACAGCCATGTCGACATCGATGTCGATGGTCTCGTCGGGCGCGACGTCGATGCCGTCGATGCCCAGCGGCTCGATGGCCACCACAGTCACCACCTCGCCAACGGCTTCCTGGCGGGCAGCGGCCGCAGCCTGGCGGGCTGCAGCGCTCACGGGTGTGGGCTTCTTTTTGGTCGCCATGGCGTGCTCAGGCGACCGCGCCGCTAATCAGGTAGCCGGCCGAAGCACCGGCGATCACCGGGGCCACTTCATCGGTCACCGGGTAAACCCAGCTCTTGGCATTGCGGTCGGGGTACGGCTGCTCCACGATGGGATAGCCCCCCAGGCGGTAGGTGTAGCCGTAAGTGGGCAGCCCCTGGTCGGCTTGGCTACCGGTCTCGGTGTAGCTCAGTACCAATGACTTGCCCCAGACGTCACCGAACGCGGGTGCAGCGCCACCAGGGCTAGTGTCGTAGACCGCCTCGCCGCACGCCAGACGCTGCAGGCCGAACAGGCTGGCGAGCAGTTCCAAGGTCGGCACGTCGCGGCCCGTGTACTTGATGCGGTCCAGGATCTTGGGGTGCTGCTTGAGTTTGGCGAGCACCGCCGGCCCCATGACACCCGTGTTGGGACGACGGCCGATCTGCTTTCGCACCGCCTCCTTGCCCACTTCGACGTCGTTGATCGGGTCGGACACACCCGAGTAATCGCTCCACTGGCTGGTGCCGGCCAAGGTGGTCTTGTTGCTGGCCGCATAGTTGGCGGCGTTGGTGGCCAGGTCGGCCTGGGCCTTTTCCAGGCGCAATGCGATGATGGCCTGCGTTTTGGCCACGGTGAGCGCCCCCAGGTCGACACCAGGTCCTGCAGCAGCCTCTTGCATGTTCTCGAACGGCAGCAGGCCTTCGAGCGAGTGGCTCTCAAGCGCGTAGCTGCCCGCAGCGTAGCCAAACTGCACGCGCTTGGTGGCTGCGCCTGGTGCGCGCCCGGTGGCATAAAGCGCGAAATCTTCGCGCCCAAACGCGATGATCTTTCCGCCGCGCTGGGTCACAGGCACATACGGGAACAGCAGGCCACCGACCATGTCGGCGTTCTTGTAGCCCTGGGCTACGGTGGACAAGACGCTGTCAACAACACGCGCCTGGCCAGTGGTCATTTGAGGCATGGAAGCTCCAATGGGATTGAGGTTGAGAAATCCGCCACCCGGTCAGGCAGCGTTCTGGATCAGCAGCACTTCGATGAACTGGTCGGCTGCCGTGGCAGCCTCCAGAGCAAACGCCAGGCGCGCGCCGCTGGCCCAGGTGATGGCCTTGCCGTTGGCGTCAGACTGGATCGTCGCGCCGGCCGCGACTGCGGCCCCGGACTGAACCACCGTGGTGCCGATCGCGTCGGTTGGGACGCGATCGCCGATGGCGCCTGCGGTGCGAGACACGCCCAGGGCGTTGGCACCAGCGCCGGCCTGCGCACCGGTCGGGGTCACAAATCGCTGCGCCGCGATGGCGGCAGTCGCCAAGACCGCAAGGGTCAACAGCGGGGTGGATTGCTGGCTCATGAGGAATGACTCCAATCAGCAGGGAAAAACAGGGTTGAGAGAGATCCGGCTGGATCAGGAAACCGCCTTGACGGCGTCGATGTAGGACACCGAGGGGTGTTCCTTCATGTAAGAGGTGGCCTTACGGTGGCGGCTCAGGCTGTCGGCGTCGACGCTGTAGCCTCCGGGCGCCGCAAACTCCACATCGGTCGCCTGGCCCGCTGCAGCGGCAGCCGTGGCCACCTCGCCGAGTGCGACCTGGGTGGGCAGGGACTGCAGCAGCTTCTTGAAGCCTTCGGCGAGCGGGGCCTTGGCATCGCCTTCGCCGAACTCCACAGGGGTGTCCTGCAAGGCAAAGTGGTTCAAGGTGGCCACAGCCACATCCTTGTAGGCAGGCAGTAAGCGGCCTTCGCCGATGAGCTGATCGCAGAAGGCGACGCTAGCCTGTGCAGCCTCGGTCGCCTGGGCAGCACGTAGTTGGGCGCGCAGGCGCTGATTTTCGGCCTCAAGGGCCGCTTTCTCTTGAGGGGTCACGATGGTCTCCAGTGACGGGTTGGAAGGGTTGGAGGGGGCAGAGAACGCCACCGCAGGGGCTGCATTGGTCGAGGCCTCGGCAGCGGCCTCACGCAGTTCGTCTTGGGCGGCTTGCTCCAGGCTTTGCACCTGGTAGTTGGGCACCACCCGGTCAGCCTCGTCCTGGCCGAACTTGCCGATCAGCCACTCACGCACCTGGCGCCACAGGCTGGCATTGGTGACGTCATCCCACTCGCTGAAGGCAACACCCTCAGTGAAGCAAACGCCCTCATCACCGGCCGCAAAGGCTGGGGCTTCCAGGCCCTTGACGCCCGGTGTGGCCGCTCCCAGGAAGCCGATGTGACGCGGATACCAGACACCAGGCTTGGGGTTCTGAGGGTCGGTGGGCCGGAACCACTTCACCGACACCGCACCCCAGCGGCCATCCTTGACCTCTTGAGCGAATGCCGGATCAACCTGCTCTGGGACGGCGAACAAGCCTTTTTCGTTGACCTGCAGCGATGCGGCCCAGCCCAATGCCGGGTCGTCGATGGCCGGGTGGCCAATCACCAAGGGAGCCTTGCACAGGGTAGGCGAGTAGGCGGCGGCAGCCGCTTCCAGGTCAGCCTGGCTGAACTCGATGGTTTCGCCTTTCCAGGTTGTGTGACGGCCTGGCTTGAAGACGTGGATCGGTTTGGAGGGGGAGGTTTTGTTGCCCATGTCCGAACTTTCGGACTGATGGGCTGCTGAGGCTCAGAAGAGCGCTTCAGAGCTTTGCTTTCGACTTTTCGTCGAGCAAGCGGGCGGGAACAGAAGGATAAAGGGGGAAAACCAGGCGCCGCCGATCGGGCGCCTGGTCAGTCCAGGGTGAGCTGACCCTGGCGCTTTTCGAACTCGCTGCGCTGGTACTCACGCAGGATCTGACGGACACGTGAAACGGTGATGCCCAGATCCTGGGCCACCTGCTGGTGGTTGTTGCCACGGAAGGCCGTGATGACCTTGCGGGCGGTCTCGCCAGCGCGCATGTAGTGGCCCACAGGGATGTAGACCGTATCGCCGCCGATGTCGTTGGCCAGGCTGATCGTGAGCTGGATGCTCATGCGGGCGATCAGCATCAGCTCGCGCTGCTGCAGCTGCTGCTCGGCACGGTCGGCGTTCATCTCCTGGAACATGCAGGAGTACAGGCTGGCCGCGATCTGGCTCCAGATCTCCGGGAAGTCTGGCGGGGTGGCCTGAACCAGTGGGGCCAGCTCAGCCAGGCTGAGTGGGCGCTTAGACATGGGCCACCTCAACACCGGCACGGCGGCACCAGCGCTTGAGCGCCTCGATCACGTTGTTGACCTGGTGCGTGTTCAGGAAGCGCCAGGCGTCCACCTTGGCCTGGCGGCGCATGTAGGCCAAAAGCGCTGCATCGGTGTCGGTGTGCACGTGGCCGGCCTGGGCAAGGGCATGCCACAACGCCCGCGCCTTGGCCCAACGGTCGTCCTGGTCGTCGGCCGTACTGCGCTGCGCCATTGGCCGCACGGGCTCGTACGCCGGCTTCTCGCCCCGATCCCGAGCTGCTCGGGCCTGCAGCCCGCTCAGGTGGGCCAGGTACTGGCGGCGCTGGGCCGTCGTCATCTTGGCGGCGCTGGCCTGGCCGGTGATGGCCAGCTTCAAAGCGCTGGCATCGTCGGCCGACAAGCCAAGGGCCTTCTGCGCGATGTGGATCGCGGCCAGGTCGTTGTTGCGGTTGACGGGTTTGGTAGCCATTGACTCACCCCAGCAGCAACGGGCCAAGCCACCAGTTCCACAGACCCAGCAGGCTGGAGACAAGGAACACGCATTGCTGGGCGAACATGCGCCAGAGGCGACGCTGAGCGCTGAACACCAACCAGGCAGCATTGCTGACCAGGAACGCGCCGAAGCCCCAGCCCGGCAATGCGGGCATGGCCAGCAGCAGGGCACCTGCCATGCCGGTCACTGCACCCACGGTTTCAACACCGTTTTTGGCCAGCTTCATGCCGCCCCCAAAAGCGAGGCGCTGGAGCCGTTGGAGGCCGTGGCCGCACCGGATGCCTGCGTTTTCAAAATGGAACGCTTTGGAACGGTATTTAGCCCGACAACGACCGATTCCAGGCCCGCCTCCAGCCCCTGAGTTGCAAAAGCGCTCAACAGACGCGCTGCATCGGCGCCGGTGGCCCGAACGATCAGGCGATGCTCGGTCTTGATAACTTTGAGTGTCATGAGGTGGTGTCCTTTCCTTTGCGAAGCCCACCACCGTGGTGAGCTTTGAAAAAGCCCCTCAGCCAGGCCGAGGGGAAAGTCGGCAAGGCCGACCAGGGAGGAGATGGTTTAGGCGAGGCGCGCCTGCGGGGTATTGACCCCCATGCCGTGATGCAACTGAGCCTTCTCGCCTGCCTTGTGGCCAGCCATGTAGTGACCCAAATCAGTCTTGCGGGCTCGGGTTGCATCGCGAGTCGTTTCGCTGGCCATGTCTGGGTGCTTCGATTCGAGGTACTGCAGCAGCAACGTTTCGTTGGCCGCGCTGCGACCGAAGCGTTCAACCAGCGCTTGCACCGCCAGGACCCAGCCCTTGGCGAATGCATCGCCACGGGCCGTTTTGGTAATGGCCTTGCAGTTCTTGGGCTGGCGACCGATGTGCGCCAGACGGTCCCGAGCACATTGGCGCGACAGCACTTCGAAGGCATAGGCCGCAACATCCGCAGCGGCATCCACACCAACGAAGACGTAGTAGCGGGAGCGACTCCAGTTGCCTGCGGTGTTGTAGCCGACCTCTAGTTGGGCGAATTTTTCACAGCCGAACGCGTCAGCCACCAGGCCGGCCAGGCGTACCTCCCAGAGGTTGGCAGCATTGCTGACTGCCTTGGCCCGCACCTCGCGCACGTCGGCCAGGGCGATTTCGCCTTCTTGCAGGTTGAACTGCTCCATGAGCTTCTGCGCCTGGCGCAACGCGGCTGCAGCCTCATGCGACTCGGCACTGCGGCTCAGAGCCAGGCACTTCTTGATCTTCTTGAGGGCGTCTTCTCGGTTCATTGCTGAGCCTCCTGCGCCTTCATCCAAATGCCATAGGTGTTCTTACCCAAGTGGCACAACACAACCGGATACCGATCACGCGTGGTGATGCGATAGCTGGTGGAGGGCGAGGCCTCATGCAGCAGGAGTGCGCCCTGCTGAATCTTGTCGCCGGCAGCATCGTCGCCGGCATCGAAGGTCAGCACGGTCTTCCAGGCGCCGGCCACGTTGGCCTGCAGCTGAGCTGGGCGCTCAGTCGAGGTGTTGCTGTTCGGCATGGTCATTGCCCTCCCACAGCCGTCTCAGACGCACCAGGGGCCAGTGCCACGCCGCCCAAGGCCTGGATCAGATCCGGCAGCAGTTGGGCGAATTCCCCGGTGGCGATGGCCACGTCAGCATCAAAGCCACCGTCGTCAGCCGACTTGCCCTCGAACACCACATCCAGGAGATGGACCTTCTTGAGCTGCATGTTCTCGGTGAGTAGGAACGAAGCGCGGTCATCCCAGCTCAAGGCCAGGCGGGAGGGCAGCATGCCCTGCGCAATGTGCTGCTTGACTTCATCGGTGTCCAGCGGACTGCGGGTGTAGCGGATCGCAGCCTTCGACTCGTCAGCAGCCTTGAGCTCGCACTCCTGCTCGATCGCAAAGCCTGCAGGCGGCTCTTGCGTGGTCAGCCACTCAGCCATGGCGCTCACTGGGCTGACACGGGTGTCGAGCAGCGCCACAGCAAAGCCTTCAAGGGACTTGACCAGGGCAGTCACGACCTCATCTGCGTGCGCCTGGCTGGCAGCGTCAATCACCAGGAGGTGTGCCTGGCAATCGATCCAGACCAGCGAGGCCCCAAGCTTGGGAAAAGCCATCGGCAGCAGGTTGAAGCGGATCCCTTCCTTGATTTCCTTGAGCTCCTTGCGGCCTGGCTTGCGGCCCACCTCCTGAGCAATTTCCTGGGCGGCGATCTTTGCCTGGCGGTCCACGACCGGGCCAGGCACGTCTTTCGTCTCGGTCATGAACTTCAAGATCCAGTGTCCGCCGATGGATTCGACCAGGGCGCCATGGGACTCGCCACGGGGCTCCACCCAGCCGGTGGACTTTTCTTGACTGGGGCTGCACGCCACATAGCGGGCATTGCTGAGCGCCGATTCCACCTGATCCAGGGATGCAGACCAGGTCGGGGCGACGCGGTAGATGATCATGTTGCTGAACATGGTTTCCCCCTTCAGATCGCTGCGATATCCAGCGGGATCGGCTGGTATTCCTGGGTGGTGCCCACGCGCTTGTAGAAGCGGATATAGGGCTTGGTGCTGGCCGTCTGCATACTGTCTGCAATCGCCTGCATGGCTTGCTGCCACTTGGGGTGGTCGATGTTGACCCGGCGCAGGGCCAGCACGCGGCCCACGTTGATCTTGCCTTCCTTGTCGGCCTGGAATGCGTGATTGACCAACACCCGGATGTTGTCGTTGGCGCCCTCGCTCCACTCGTGCACGCACTCGTCGATCAGCGCTTTGGCCGCCATGAGCTGCTCGCCAAACATCAGCTTGTCTTGCATGGAGCGCACCAGCTTGTACTGGCCATCGAACGACATCAGGGTGACATTGCCCTTCTCGCCGCCCGACTTCACGCCGTACTGTTCCATGCTGGTGGCCACCAGGGCGGCGACCTCCAGCATCGCATTCACCTTGAACGCACGCAGGCCGGCCTGGGCCTGTTCGGCAAGCAGGCACAGATCGGTCACCACCTGGTGGCGTAGCTTGTCGATGTCCTTGACCTTGGACTCGGGGATCAGGTTGCCAGCGGCGTCTTGCCAATAGCCGGCTGGGATTTGTTCTGTTGTCATAGGAAGGACTCTTTCAGTGCTTGGGGGTGGGCGAAGTGAGGTTGGCTTTGACGTGAGCCACCTCGCTCAAGAAAATCGCGACGCAGGCGGGCATCTCGTCCAGGCGATTGGCGGCATAAGCCACATTCAGCAGAGCGCTCAGCAAGGCGTTCACGACGACGCTGCTGTTCTCCTCTTGCAAGCAGACCCGCAGCAGCTCACGCGTCAGGACCTTCGAGCGCTCCAGAAACTCGGGGCTGACCCTCTGGGTTGAGGGCAGATCGATGTCGGCCATTGGGCTTCTCCTGTGCGGGACAACTCAGCACCGAAAGCCGCGGCTCTCGATGCGCTTGAAGTCCAGCGCACCCGTGCGGGTGGCTGGGGCGGGTGTGGCCTTGTAGACCGGGGCGTGCATGGCGTCGTACTGGGCTGGAGGCACTGCGTTGATGGGGCGGGCCTGGGGCGTGTAGCGCGGACGGCCACGGGGTTCGTGGGTGGGTTTGGTCACGATGGGTCTCCTGGGGTTTTGGGGGTCGACATGGCCTTGCGGGCCATCTCCTCGCGCATGCGGCGCACCAGTGGGCTGGTGCCGGGTACAGGTGCAGGCGGTGGTGTGTGGACAGGTGCAGGCGCGGCAGCAAATGCCGCCACCACGCTCACCGGGCCCGGCGCGCTGGGCATGGCCTGCCTGGCAGGGTTGCGGCGCTCTTGCTCGCGCTGGGCTTCGGCAGATCCCTCCACGCGATCGGCCATGCTGGCTAGGATGGCGTAGAGGTAGCCGTGGCCCGACATCGGCAGGTCCAACCGGCCAGCATCACGGGCAGCCATCATCTGGTCGATGCCCAGAGCCCATGCCTGCAACGGCACATTCCAGTCCCGGCCCTTGAAGGTGATGGCCTGGCGCTCCAGGTCAGGCAGCAGCTGCAGCAACAGCTTGACCTGCTTGGCGATCGTCAGCCGTTGCCGTGCTGGGGTGAACAAGGTCAGGTACTGCAGCACCCGAGACCCGAGCGGGATCGAGATCTCGGCCAACTGCGCGACTGCACGCTGTGAGTCGTCGTTGGCGAAGAGCTGCGCGATCGTCAGCTCAGTACCGCAGATGGGGCATGAGAGATCGTTCATGCCACCAGCATCCAAAGGTTGGGCAGCAAGCCGCCAATGTCCAGGGCAACCCAGAGGAGTGCGCCCATGGTGAACAGCGCCAGGGCGACCAGGAACAACACTGCAATGGCGAAGCTCCGAGGGGGCACCTGGTGGTCGGGTTCGATCACGCCAGGCGCAAAGGGGTGGCGCTGACTGGCCATCAGGCACTTGGTGCACGTGCCGTACGCCTGGCACACACCGAGCTGCTCGCAGCGGGAGGGTTCAGAGGTGGTTTTCATGGGAAGTACTCCTCAAACAGCTCGGATGACGTCACGGTCCACGAGCGGGGCACCCAGCGCTGCAGCCGTGTTCAGCGCGGCCACCATCCAGTTGTTGACGTTGAGCGGGTAAAGCAGGCTGATGGGACCTTCATTGCCTTTGCCCTGGATGGTCAGGCGGCTGCGCAATTCATCCACGCCATCGGTGGATACAAACTCTTCAAGCTTGCGGCCAGCAGCCTTGCAGCGGAGCTGCAGGTAAGCAGCCAGGTCAGCCCCCAGCGGACACAGCCGGGCAATCTCGCATCGCTGCATGACTTCACGCACGTCGAAGCGCTGCAGCTTCTTTTCCAACTCGGGATGACCCAACAGCAAGATACCGAGCATGGGGCGACGACCCAGGCGCATGCGCTCATGCAGGCGCTTGAGGTGGTTGAGCGTAGGCACTGGCAGTGCGTGTGCCTCCTCGATCACCAGCAGGTGGGAGTGGCCCGAGCTGGTGGACTCCTCCAGCATCCGACGCACCTGGCGGGTGCGCTTCTCGTCAGACTGGGCCACTCCCTCCAGCGGGTCAAGTGTCATCACGATGGAGGTCTGGATACCAGCGCTCTTCAAGCGCTTGCCCTTTTCCTCGCTGTCATCCATCCCCAGGACGCTGGGCTCAATGAAGACGATGGGCTTGTGCTCGCGCAGCACACTTTCCTTCAGATCGTCCAGCATGGTGGTCTTTCCCGCACCCGATTCGCCGACGATGGCCACAAAGCGGCCACCGATGGCAGCCTGCCAGGCAGCCTCACGGACAAACCGGATTTCTCCATTGACGAACATCTCGGCGTCATTGGTGACTTCCCCATCAAAGGGGTTGGTAAACAGCCCAAACCGCTTGCGGGCGGCTTCGGTCAAAGATTGTTTTGGCAGTAGCATTGGCTTTTCCTCTGTGGTTTCGGTTGGTTTCGGGACTTCAGGGGCGGCCTCGGTGAGGTACGAACTCACCGGGGCCAACTTCTTTTGAGTAGCAGCCAGGGCGTCATGGCATGCCGTCATCTGTTCGGGTGTGACACCACGGGTTCGCAGGTAGTCGTCAAACGACTGGCGAGCCTGGCGCTCGGTTCGCACAGGCCAGCGCCCGACGGTCACCAGGCGACTGACCACAGCGCGGCTCATGCCTGTTGCACGGCGCAGATCGGATTGGGTGATACCCAACTCAAGCAGCAGGGCGGAGGCATTCATGCGCCACCCCCGACAGCTCGCAGACCAGTCTTCGGCACATCGGCTGAAGCAGCTTGGCGGCGCGAATCAATCAGGGCCTGAGCCGCGTCTTCTGGCACGCCATCGCTGCCGTAGCGCTCGGTCAGCCATGCATAGACCCCAGGGTCATAGGCCTCGCCAAGCGCCAGGCGGATGCGCTTGCAGGCTTCGGCCACGCTCAGGCGCACTGCCTCCACGGTAGGAGCTGCAGCCGCATGCTGGACGCCCTTGCGTGGCAGGTAGGTGGGCAGCTGGGTGGCCTTGATGTCTGCCAGCGGGTCGAACTGGCCCAGGTAGGGCGCAGCCTTGGCACGTTGCGCCGCTTCGATTTGCTGCGCCGTCGCCGGGCCCGCTTCAGTGGCATAGGCCTGAGCTGCGATGGCTTGGCGCCGTTCGTCTGCAGGCGTGGCAGGCATGGCCCGGAATTCACCAGTCCCGAGGTTGGGGGCCTGGACGTCGAAGCCAAACCGATCCTTCTGAACCGGTTCGACCTGGTGCCACACGATTTCACCAGTCTCCATGTCGGTGACGCCCACTCGCACCGCAGGGAATGCGAACGGGTTGACGGTCACATACACCTGATCCTTGGGTGACAGGCCGCTGATGTACCGCAGGTCGTATTCCTTGCTTCCCTGACCCTTGAAGGCGAAGCTCACGCGCATGTCTGAGGTCACCTGGCGTTTTTGTGCCATTGTGGAAGGCAGCGCTCGCATGATCTCCATCGTGGGTGCAATGCGCAGCTCTGCCGGTTGGATCAGGTTCCAGGCGACATAGCGGCTCATCCCATGCCGACGGTGCTTCTTGGTGCCGTTCCAGTGGTGCATCCACAGCTCTGCCAGGCTGTTGAGCCGCTGCATCGTGATGCTCTCTGGGTCAAGGAAGCGCAGCCGGCTCTCCAGGCCCCGCTCCACCAGGTTCTGGGCGTTCTCGACCTGACCCGTCGCTTGGCTGTTGCGGGGCTTGTGCCGCTCGGTCTTGATGTCCAGGGCTGCGCAGAAGTTGACGAATGAGGCCGCTTTGAAAGCACTCCCCTGGTCGGTGTAGATCTTGAACGGCACGCCATGGAAAGGCATGGCCCGCCCGTTGGAGTCAACGCGCTGGGTCATGACCCACATCAGGAAGTCCAGGGCGTTTTCAGCAGTCTCGCCACCCAGATAGAACCGAGTCGCGATCGCCCCCGAGGCGTGGTCGGTGTAGACGGCCCGCACCAGCAAGTCGTTCATGACCCGGGTGTAGTTCTCCAGCTTGTTCTTGTAGTGCTCACCCTCGGGGTCGAGCATCAGCAACTCACCCTTTGGCGTGCGATACAGCACGCAGACCGAGAAGTCCATTTCACCCACAGCGTTGGGATGATCAGACCGCATTTGGGTCGCGGTCCGTGGCGCGGCCAACTGCTCGGGGTGCAGGCCGCGCTCGCGCAGCAGGACACAGACACGGCCCGGGCTCAGTCGGGTGCTCAGCTTCTTTGCCTCGTACAGCATGTCGATCGCATCAGTGCAGGCCAGCATCCACTTACCTGCACGGCGGGTGTTCGCCATCGCGCCGCTGATCAATATCAGTTCTTCTTCGCTGACTGCCGTGTTGCCAGCATCGCTACGCCGCTGGCGGGGTGCCTGCAGGCGCAGGACTCGGCTGGCCTCGGTGACCAGGGTATGGGTGCGCTGGACCGACAGACCGAGGGTCGCCGCCGCCCGCTCCACAATGGCACCACGTGCGCCAAAGGGCGCCTCTGCGCGCTCACGCGCTGCTTGGTGAATGATTTCCATGCGAATGGCTTCCATCACTCACCCCTTCAGCGGGTGCCACCCTTGGTCGTGGCTGCATCGTTTGCCGCCTGAGCCTGCTGCGCCTCCATTGCAGCCAGTGCATCTTCATTGAACCAAGAAGGCCGCACCTGCTCCTCAAAGTTGACCTGGATACCGTACTCATTGCAGATTTCGGCCAGCTTCTGAGCCAGCCACTCCACGTCCTGGCGGGCTCGGGTCTCAATCGACTCCCGCATGGAGCCCTGGAGGGCAGCGTCTGCCGCCTTGAACACCCGCTTCAAGCCCACCCAGGTGGTCAGGGTGGCGTTCGCCAGTTCATCCAGCAGAACCTGCTCTTCGGCCGTCTGGGCCTCGCTGCCAGGTAGTGGCTTGAACTTGCGGGAGGTCTGCTCTTCGAGCTTGTTGATGCGCTCGTTCTTGTCGGCCAGCACGCGGTCCTTGGCCTCCAGTGAGGCAGCGGCTTCTTCCACCTGGGCCGTGAGGGCTTCCTTTTCTTTGGCGTGGCGGGAGATGATTTCCTCGGCCAGCTCGACAAAGCTTTCTTTGTCGCCGGTCTTGGCCACTTCGATCAGGGCCAGCTTCTGGTCTTCGGGCAGCTTGCGGTACTGACGCATTTCGCGGTAGCCGATGCCCATCTTGGACATTGAGTCAAGCGCTTCCTCGCCGAATGCTCGGAGGTTCGCAATATCCAACTCCACCTTGTCCCGAGATGTCCCAAGCAGTTGGCAGAACTCATCCCAAGTTCCAGAAAACTGCGAACCGTTCGCAGTCGGCATGCCTTTCATGGCGCGATACAGCTTGTTTTCCTTCACATACGCCAATTTTGAAGTGCGAACCGTTCGCGAAAATTGTTCGAATGCGTCTGCCATCTGCGCCTGCCCCAGCAACTGGTTCAAGAGGTCGCGCTCATCGCTGTAGCTGGCCTGAATGGCTGCGAGCTGGTCTGCTGCCTGGCTGACTTCCGCCAAGGCATTACCGTTACCACCCGGGGCAGCCTGTGCGGCGGGGATAGCTTTGCGGCCAGCGGTGCCCTTCGGGAACTTGGCAGCGATCTGCTCGTCGGTGAGTTGGTGTCGTGTCATAAATTACTTCTTGGGAAACTGGATACTCAAGTGCGGCTGTAGCGCTGCACGATGTCGTCGAATGCCTGGCGAGCGGTGTTGAGCGCCAAAGCGTGGCGGATGGACATCCGAATGAGATGGGGCCCCAGGCGCCAGTTGTTGTTGACCGGTTCGCGTTCAGCCCAGCCTGCGGCCTGCAGATTGGCCATGTCTTTGGTGACGACACTAGGCGAACACCCCAATGCCTTGGCAATGGCTGCGGGGGCCAGGCCTTGCAGCTCATGCCCAGCCAAAAGGTCAATCAAGCGCAGCAGACGTTGCTGAGCCTCGTTGGTGTAGTCGGTGGCGCGGGTCATCGCATCACCCCCTGGGCAAACTCAGCCTGCAGGGCGCGCAGACCCGCGCCCCAGATCTTGCGCACGCCGGCCAGGCCCGACTCGCAGCGCACGCGGGGCAACAGGCGGTACAGCTCACCTCGGTACATGGGCCCGAAGTTCAGATGCATGAAGGGTTGAGGCGCAGCACCCCGCAGGGCTTCACGGCAGGCTACGTTGTGGACGGGGTATTGGCTGAAGGCTGCATAACGCCCCAGATGCATGTCTGCGCGCTTGCTGCGCACGATGGCCAGCATCAGCGCGTCCTGGACCGCCTTCAGCGGGATGGTCTTCTGGATCATGTTCAGAACTCCAGTTCAGGGTTGGAAAAACGGGCCACGTTGGCCTGGTGCCAGGCCACCTGGCCCAGGTGGGCCTGCAGGGCCGCTAGCGTGGCGGCAGGGTCACCGCCTGGCTTGGCATAGAAGTCGGTCAGCAGCTGCAGGGCGGCGGCAAAGCCGGTGTTGAGCTCGACCATGTCGACCTGGCCAGCGGCGCGGCCGGTGGGGATGTCGATCACCATGCGGCCGGCACTGCTGGCCAACCAGGTACTGACAAAGTTGCACCCGCAGGCCAGCTCGTAGGCTGGCACCAGGATGGCCGGCATGCGGCCGGTGGCCAACCACTTGTAGAGGCTGTCATGGGTCTGACCCATGCGGTCGGCGATGCGCTCCACGCTCAGGTGGTGCCGCTCCAGTGCGAACTCCTTGCACAGGCGCAGGGCGTGCACCAGGCTGTTGGGCCGAGCCTGTTTCCAGTTGCGGCGGCTCATTGGAAGCCCCTCTGCAGGAGCGCTTCCAAACAAATAGCCGCTGTGGGGCTGGTGTTGAACGTGTCACCGCCGAACAATTTGGCCATCGACACACAGGAGGAAGCGATGGACAAATTTGACGAACTGGCCGGACGCATCGAAGGGATCTCACGAGCCCTGCTGCATGTGGTGGCCATGCTGGAGGATGCGCAGCTCATTGATGGCCCCCTGCTGTCGCGGGAATGGCATCAGGCGAAGCTTTATCAGCACCAGGGCACCGCACTGAGCGCTGCGGCAGATCGCACGCTGCGGGAGCTGGCTCATGCGCTGGACGGCGCACGTACGCACCGCCGATCAGCTGGGCATCCAGCCTGAAGCCGAACCGGTCGTATCCGGGCCGGGGTTGCGTGGCTCGCGTGCTCATGCCGAGACTCCGGCATGGCTTGCGGCAGCCTGGCGATGGGCGGGCGTGACGCGGGCCGGGCGGGTAGTGATCTCGCCGTGCTTCATGCCCAGCAGCACCGCGATGTTGTGGCTCATGCCGCGCAGGCACTTCTTGCGGCCGGCCAGAACCTCACGCACCAGGCTGTGATGCACGTTGTTCTCACGGGCCCACTGGCTGACAGTGATGCCCTGAAATTCCAGCCAGGCGCGGGCCTCAGCTGCAGTGCGAAGTTTCTTCATAGAATGGTGTTAATTGGTGTGGTTTTCAGGGGCTGGAATGACTGAGAAAGAAAGCGACTTCAAGAAGCGTCTTGACGATCGGTTGGCTGCGGGTTTGGCCGATAAATTGCGCTCCGTCGGACTAGAACAACTCCGGCACCAAGGGCACTGGACGGCCCTGGACTCTGTGGCGTGGGACGCGCTGGGTGAAGGTCTAGTAATTCAGTTCCGCGCTGGCAAGCCTGGCGGTCCTGACTACCCACAGGCGTGGGTGCTGCGTCGAAAAGAAGCATCAGCCCTGCACGATTTACTTGAGAGAGCGCTCGAGGAAAAAGGCACCGGAGAACTGCCCAGGCAATGAAGCGGCGCAGTGCTTGAAGGTGGTTGACGATTCGACTGCTCATTTTTTTTGCCCTTGTCGGTGTAGCTAGGTGGTGTTTGGCTGGCTTGGGTGTGATTATGGTGTTCATTTGAACACCATGCAAGTGTTTTTGGTGTCCAAATGAACGTTGGCGATCGATTGCGCGAAGAGAGAGAACGGCTGGGCGTTTCTCAGGAGCGATTTGCCTTGAGCGGTGGCGTGCAAAAGCGCGCCCAAATTCACTATGAGAAGGGCGAACGCAACCCTGACAGTGCGTACCTTG